TGGCATTTCTCAGACCCCAGAAACAGAAAATCCCGCACGCGGCGGGATTCAGGATGGTTTAACCAGCCTTAGCTAGATGACATGACGCCCAGATTAAAGCCAATGATAGAGTCAAGTCTGCCACGCCAGAGCAGGCCCTGGTTTGTTGGGACAGCCTGAGTGCCGGTAATTAGTCGCGCATCTTGCAGGTGAATGAAGGAAACTTGAGGGCGACTATCCTCGCTATCGCTCTGCTGGATATAAACGGAGCGCCAATCATCGAATATCTTTTCAAACACTGAGCCTCCACCGCCTGGCGCTTCAGCGAAAGCCGTTTTTTGCATTTCCATATATTTGGCGCCGCCAATGATCGTGCCGGTAACCAAGCCGGCCGCAGTGGTCAAGGTAACTCCCACCTCGACCCCTTTTTCAGCTGCGATGATCAAGGTTACGAGCACCCAATCGGCCTTGGTGTCGGTTTTATTCTGGGCTTTATCAGTCGGCATTGCTGAGTCCTTTTTATGTGATTGAAATTGGATACTAGCAGATAGCCACTTATTACCCTTTGGGATGCGTGCGGCCGAACTTCTTCGCGGCAATGCGCAGCTGATCGGCCTGCTGGCCGCTGGTGAACACTTGGAAGGTTTCGCCGCCCAGGCTGATATCCAGTGTGCCGAGATTCTGCGGACCCGCCGGCTGCATGCTCGACACCGCCCCGACTAGGCCGCCGTCGGCAAACCGTGGAATCGGGATGCCCCGGTTGAGCAGATCCAGTGCGTTCTTGCCCAGCTTGCGTACCGCTGCCGCCCGGATGACGTACTCGCCATTGGAGAGCAGCGCGGGGATGCTGTCGCTGGTACCAGTGCCAGGGCCTCGGATCAGGCCGCCAGTGGCGAAACCTTGGGGCGCCGGACCGGGATCTTACAGCGTGTAGGGCTGGCTGAAGTCGTACTGCGCGCCGACCTTGACGATGATCTCCCGCTTGGCAAGCGCATCCAGTGCTGACTGCACTTCCGCCAGTTTGGCGTCGTCCATTTTCACGCTGACGGGCATATCCTGGAGCGTGGCGGCTGCCGCCTTGAGGTTGATCATCTCCTGTTTGATGCCTTCGATCTTTTCTTTAGCTCGGCTCTGCTCAATATCGTTGGCGGCAAGCTCGATATCGCGCAGCTCGCCGACGAAGCCAGAGAAGCCATAGGTGTTCGCGCCAGCGGCCTGCAGATCCTGGAGCATCTTCAGCGCAGCTTGCGCCTGAGCTTGCGCGCCCTCAACATCGCCGGCTCGCAGTGCTTCACGCGCCCCCACCTTCAGGGCTTGCGCCGCACCGTAGGATGCTTCGCCACCGGAGTTCATACCGGCCAGCGCTTCCTGGTAGCGCTGTTCGATCTTCACGCGATCGTCACGGACTTTTTCCAGATCGGCGTTGGCCTTCTTTTCGGCGGCGACCAAATCCTTCGCGGCCTTCTCGGCGGCAGTCACCATGCGCTCTTGCTGGGTTTTCAGTTCGGCAATGTAGGCGTTGCGAGACTTGATCTCTTTTTCCCGCTCCGCCTCTGCTTGAGCGGCGGCAGCGGATGCGGCGGCGCTAAGCTCGGCATTCATGCCGGTCTGCTGCTCGACTATCGCAGCGCGGAAGGCGACCAGCGCCTCCCGCTTCGCTTTCAGTTCGTCGTCACTGAACCACATGCCGGCGAGCGTAGTATTCAGCCCGGTACCGGCCAGGCTGCGATCAATGTCGGCAATCTCCTGATCGACCTTATCCAACTCGGTGACCATTCCAGCAGCATTCGCCGCGACATATCCGATGCGTTTGCCCAAGTCCACAAACTCGGAGGCGCCATCGACCGCCGTACCGGCAAGTGTCGCCAGGGCTGAAGCCAGCGCCACCAGGTTATCCACCACTACCGGGTCACTCAGCGTATCGCCCAGACTTCTGATCGCATCGATCAGCGGCTGAACATTCGCCTGACCGACCGCTTCGCTCCAGCGATCCGACAACGCAGTCATCGCGCCGCCAACAGTCTCCGGCAGGCTCTCCGCCTCTGTTCGCAGCACAGCCAGCTGCTCGACCAGTGCAGACGTCACCACATCGGCAGTCAGCAGCCCCTGCGCGGCCATCTCCTTCAATGATCCGATCGGCACATCGAGCGAGTCGGCTAGTGCCTGCATCAGGCGCGGCGCCTGTTCGGCTACGCTGTTGAATTCGTCCCCACGCAGTGCTCCCGCCCCGAGCGCTTGGGCGAACTGGATGACACCGTTCTCAGCCTCTTGCGCACTGGCGCCGGAAACCCGGAACGACGTAGAAACAGCCTCGGTAACCGCCAGGATGTCCTTTTGGCTGCGCCCGGCCTCTTTGAGCGGGCGACTGATGCGCTGATACAGGGTGGCCAGAGATTCCAGCGGCGTCTGCGTTGCAGTGGCGATCCTGCGCAGCTCGGTTTGCGCGGTGTTGAACTCCTCCTGCGAGCTGGTGGCCAGCTTCAGGCGAGCATTCATCAGGTTATAGCTGTCGGCTGCATTGGCGATGCCGCGCACCGCGCCGGTCAAGGCAGAGACCGAGAACACGCCGATCAGCGCCTTGCCAGCCGTGGCCAGCTGCTTGTTCATGCCGTTGAGCTGGGAGTTGACCTCATCGAATGCGCGCTTGGTGTTGTTCTTGCCGTCGATGACAAGCTGTGTCTTGACCTTGGCCATCAGGCGAAATCCTTGAGCAAGCGTTTGAAGTCTTCAGGCTTGGCGTTTGCCGCACGGGCAGCGATGAGCGCGACCCTATTGGCGGCGCGGTCTTCTTTGTCGATTGCCGCCAGAAACGTCTCGACCTGGCGCAGGCTGTATTCCTGCACATCAGCCAGGGCATGACCTGCCCCAATCAGTCGCTGGACGACGGAGCCCCACTCAGCGCCCTTACCATTGCCGGCAGGGCTTCGCCGAAAAAACTGGAATTGACCCGCACCACCTCGACGAAAAGCTGGACGGAGACGGTTGCCGGCAGGAACCACAGCTGCCAGCGCTTGAGGCTGGTTGTAGCAAGTAGCACCTGACGCAGCTCGCGGCTGTGCGTGGCGGCATAGCGGTTGATCTGCTGCACGCTGGCCTGGCTGAATAGCTCAACCAGGGCGCCGGCCGACTTACCGTAGCGTTCGAAGTGACGCAGCTTCACCGGCAGGATCTGCACGTTGCGCCCCATCACCTCGACGGTGACTGGCGCGGGAAACAGGATGGATAGTTCGGACATAGACTTTCCTTCAGGCAACAAAAAACCCGCCGAGGCGGGTTTCGTTGGCTAGGTGAGAGGTCATCGGAAGAGCAAGGGCAGCAGCCCCAGGACGGATACTAAACCCCAGATGATGATCGTCACGATGGTGGCGGCCGGGATCGCCGCGAAGGCAAGCTTAACCAGCAACGCCACCATCGAGCCGAATTGAATCTGCACATCAGTCACCACCACAGGAGAGGCCGCCGCCGAATCACGGGCCCTCGCTCGGCTGGCTTCCTCCTCGCCCCGCCGGCGCCGCCCCTCCTCCACCGATATCTTCGCGCCCCTCAAAGCGCCTGCAAGCTTCCCTTTCGGCTTAGGCTCTGCCTGAGCCGAACGACTCACCTTGGCGTAAAAAATACCGCAACTTGGGCACTGCTCGGGACTGACCTGCATCTCGGCCATGGTCGGTTCGTACGCGCACTTAGGGCATCTCATCGACTCCCCTCCGATCAGTTCTTGTGGCCGGATTGATAGCTCGACCGAACGCACCCACCGGCGTCGTAGTTGACGCTGGTGACGTCGACGTACTTATCGTTCCAGTAGGTGCTAGTCCCTGCGCCGCGCGCGCTGCCGTCTCGGTTTGGCTTGCCATGGATGCTCTCGACATCCTTACGGGACATACCGGGCACGATCTCACCGCGGACCTTTGCGGTGCGCAGGTCGCGATCAGACAAGCCAGTATCGCATTCAACTCGCGGAGCACTTCCGCCAACCACCGCGACGCCGCGGCGAGGGGATTGTTGCGGTTGGAAAGCGCCATGCTCACCAGCAGCAGCTGACAGGCTTGCATTCACGCGAGGCTGGGCCATTTGAACCGGCGCACTGCTGCCGCTGATCCTTGGATTATGAGCCCTGACCACGTCGTCCAGTCCGGTGTTGTCCGGGCAATTCTGGCCTTTGGTAAAAGTCACCTTGCCGGCGGCATCCACGCACTTGAATATGGTTGCCGCTCCGGCCTGTGACGAGAATAGCAACGCCACTAGGATGAAGCCGAAACTACGCATTAGGTTCCCTCCTCCATTCGGTCTTGAGAACCATATCACGGCGCCAGCGCCAAAGCCCAGCGCTGGGCTGGGCTTGGATTCGGGCGTTTAGTCAGCGATCAGGTCCATCTCGACCTTGAAGAACTGCGACAGGCCGGCACCGGTGATGCCGGTGTCAATCAGCACCTCGCCAGTGATTTCCAGCGCCGCGAACTCGTCACCGATGAAGCCCAGGCCCTGCGCTGCACCGATCTTCGCGCGGTGGACGGTGACGGTAACGGTCTTGCCGGTGGCCGCCTCGTTAACGCCAGCGAAGACCATTTCAAAGGTCTGCGCGCCGGTAGTCAGCGCCTCGATGGTGGCCTTGTTGTTCACGGTGTCTTCAGTCACGGTGCCGAACAGGACCATGGCCAGGTTCTCCGGCGACAGATCATGCAGGGTAGCCGTGAACTCTACCGACTCGATGCGGTTGACCTGGGCGTAGGTGCCGCCGCCGGCCGTGCGGTAGTTCGGCAGCTTGATGATGTTCTCGTTGATGTTGAAGTTGAGCGCGGACACGTTGCCCACATCGACGGCAGCGCCGCCGGATTCAGGCGTTAGGGACACGATGCCCTTGCCCATGTATGCGTAGTTGGCCATGCGAGTTTTCTCCAGGTGAAAAAAAACCCGCACAGGGCGGGCTTGGGGTTTACGGTGATCGGTCAGTACTTTTCGACGTAGCGAATGGCGATGGTGCTGGTCACGCTGCGCGTGGCGCTGCCTTCAATGTCCGGTTCGTACTCGGCGGATTCCTCGAAGGGCCAGCCGCTCTTGAGCGGTCGCACATGGGGCAGCTGGCCGGTACCGAGCGTGCGCAGAATGTCGTAGTGCAATAGCTGCAATTCCTGCAGGGTGGCTGAGCGCGGCATGACGCCTTCTATCTGGTACTGCGCTGCCCGGCTGGCCGTGGTCCCGACCGCCTCCTCCATCTCATCGCTGACGATCCGGGCCAGCAGGTATGGCATGGGCGCCTTGTCAGGCTTGCGCTCGCCGAAGCCGTACACGCGCCGGACCTCGGTGTGGTAGCCATTCGCCGGGCTGATGGCCTCCAGGCGCTCGACGATGCTGCTGGAAAGCTCTGTGCCTCTTGTCATCGCACCCCCTTGGCTATCTCTCGCCGTATGCGCAGCTCGAATTCCTGCTGCAGGAATGTGTTGGTCCAGCGAATGGTCTGGCCGTCGGTCAGCTGCTTGAACCAGTAAGCAACCGAAGGGCCGAGCGCCGGAGACAGGAACCCCTTGGGCGTGCCGCGCACCTTGATGCGGGTGCTCCATGGCATGCGGCCGAAACTGGACGGGTTGACGAAGCCGGCGGCAACCTTATGGCCGTTCGGGCCGCGCACCCAGATTTGCGCCCTGGTGGCGCTGATTTTCTTGTAGCCCCAGCCGGCGTACATCGTGACCGGTATGCCGGAACTGGATGGAATGATGCGTGCGTTGGTCAGGCGACCTCGGGCACGCTTGATACGCATGGCGCGGCGGGCCACTGTCGGCGCGATGGCGCCACGCATGGGATTCACATAACGCGCTGTGCGTGCTCTGGTGGCGGTAGTGTTCAGTGCGCCGCGCAAAACTGGGCCGATACTGCGATTGACTTCGGCTAGCCGAGCGCGCGCCATTTCCAGCCCCGACAGCTTCACTTGAAGTTGCATCAGACTCTCTCCAGCCATAGCCCGCGCACGACGCCATCATCCGACTCGTCGGCGTAGGTGATGATGGTGTAGAGCGTCTCACCCACCAGTAACTGATCGTCAGGCTGAGGGCGCCCTACCTCGATGAGCGCCACCTCGGCGCGGATGCGATAGTCATTGGTCTGGCCCATGTCGTCGCGGTATGGAGCTTCGTGGGTCAGGTGGACCCGGCACGCTACGGGCACGCCTTCGAGCGGCCGGAACTCTGCGGGCAAACCAACCAGCTCGCTGCAGGTGATGGCCACCTCTGCCCGCCGCCCGGTGAAGTCCCGAACGTCGTCAATCAGGAGCAGCCGGCCTTCGGTGCGCAGGTACCGCCCTGCTCGCAGCCTTTCATCCCACCAGGCTCGCACGGTTACCTTTGCCGGAGCGCGCAGGCCTTGCGCAGCTGGTGGCTCGGCGGTTTCCTTGGTCTGAATGGCGCACCATAGCCAGTCAAGCGCGCGAGGCCTCAGACAGGCGTCCAGCTCGAGCAGATCGACTGGCGTATCCAGGCGCCCGGCTCTCATATTCCCAGCCCCACGCGGTAAAAGTGCAGCATGTTCTCCGCCTTGGGAATCTTGGTGTAGATGGTGCCTACCACCGATTCTTCGCGGTTCGCATACAGCTCACCGGCGATGATCAGGATGGCCAGGCGCACGGAGCCGGGCACTTCAACGTCGGCGCCCTCCTCGTCTTTCCACGGGATGGAGCGGTTGATGAATTGGCTGGCGTAATCGACTGCCGCATCCAGCTTCATCTGCAGATCGTCGTCCTCATGTCCATGCCGAATACGCAGGTGCGTTTTGAGGTCTGCGAGGGTCGGCATGGGCATGGGTTCGTTCCTTACTTGTTGCTTTCAGGTTTGATGGACGCAGGCTTTTCAGCACTGGCCAGGCCGCGCGCGATCAGAGCATCAGCGTGACGCTTCGGCACGGTGTAGCTCTTGCTGCCTCGTCGCTTGATCTCACCGGCGTCCTGGTAGGAACGCAGGGGCCAGATTTCGACGGCCTGAGGGTTGGGGTCGGCCTTTCCCGCGTCGGCTGCCTCATCGCCGTTGCTGTCAGTCGTACCACTCTTCGGCTTGGCAGCAGACTTGCCGCTCTGCTTGGCGCTCTTCTTCGCTGCGGACTTGTCCGCAGTTGGTGCAGCGACGTCTGTAGCGGCCGGCGGGGCGGAGTTGTTGGCGTTGGCGGCAGTGGCGGCAGGCACTGCCGAGCCCGGTGTTCCAGTGGGTTGGTTCTCAGTTTCCACGAGCATGTCCTCCAGTGCGGCGCCCGGTATGGGCGCCGTTGGTTATCGATAGAGCCGGGACTAGCCGCCAGCAGCGGCAGTGAGCGGACCAGTGACGAACGCCTCGGGACGGTACACAGCGAACGCCAGGCGCTCTTCCGCGCGGATGGTCACCATGTTGTTCTCGAAGTCCTTGTCGTTCTCGGTGGAAACCAGAATCTCGACATCCATACGGTCGAGGATCTGTGCGCCGAGGCGGAACGCCCCTACCAGGAAATCATCCTGCTGCATGGCCTGGGTGGAGACTACGGGACGACGCCACAGCTGCGGGCTTGCTCCATCTTGGCCATTGCCGATGATGTAACGGCCTTCGTTGTCCTTCGTCAGCTCGATAGCTGCCCAGTCGATCGGGTTCAGCACAATGCCGTCCGCCGGGAACTCGGACAGCTCAGCCTGCAGCAGAGCCAGGCGCAGGCGGTCAATGCGCTGCTCGCCGGTGACCGTGATGCCACCCGGCGCGGCATACGTCTCGGCCAGAGTCATCAAGCCTTCGAGGTTGGCACCGGTGCCGTTGCCATAAAGCAATTGCAGTTCTTCGGCCATCAGCAAGCCATAGCGCGCACGAGCATCGATGTAGCTGCGCAGCGCCCGGGCGTCGTCGAGGATCTGGCGGCTGGCCTTGAACAGGTGAGCGATGGTGCGAACCGGCGCCGTCACCAATTCGAACGTGATATCCGAGTACGGCTTCGGCGAACCTTCAGCGACCGGGGCCGCGTTGTTGGTAAAGCCGGTTTCACGCACGTACTCGTAGGAGTTGCTCTCGGTTTCACCCGGGGCGATCAGATCGCGGATGGTCAGGCGGCGCTCAGGCGGCATGATGATGTCGGTGCGGCGATCAGGTGCGACAGCAGCTCCACCAGTCGCGGTGGTGATCGCGGCACGCGGTACCGAGACGCGTCGCGAACCACGGAAGGAGGAATTCACGCCCTCCATCGCCTCCGCGCCAGCTACGAGCTCGCCTGCCGACTTCGGACGCTCGGGCTCTCCGCCGCCCTTGCTGGCATTGACCAGCTTCTGCTCGGCCTCCTGCAGACGAGCCTGCAGCTCGCCCTGTTTGGTCAGGATCTCGTCGACCTTGGCGCGGGTTTCACCCTGCATCTCGCCAGACGCCTTGATCTGCTTTTCGACCTGCTCGGCCTGAGCCTTGATCTGGTCGCCGATTTTGGTCAGAGAAGCGTTGAGCTCTTTGACCTGTGCTTCGAAGTTTTCGCTAGGCATGTGTGCCTCCAATTTGCGAGAGAATGGTTTTCACCGCATCAATCGACGCGGTCAGGTCAGGAGCGACAGCGCTCGGCTTGTCGGTCGGAGCAGCGTTGTGCGTGCTCCCGCCAGCAGCGCGAGGCGTACTGGACTTGAAATTGGCGAAGAGCTCGCGACGCTCGGAGCGGGGTATACCTGCTTTGGCCAGGGCGACATCCAGTGCCTTGAGCGCATTGCTCTGCTGGGTCTCTTCGGTTTCGCGTTGGGTGATCTCATCGGATGCCAGGAGGCCAGTTGCCAAGCCAAGCTCGACGGCGCGCTTGCCTCGGATGAATGTTTCGTCATCCATCATCTCGGCCATGGACTCGACAGGCTGTTCGCTGGTCTCGGCGTACAGGTCGGCCATGGCGGCGTCGAACTCTTCCATGTCATCGGCAACGTCGCGCAGGTAGTGGCGGTTGCCTGCGAGGAAGGTCCAGCAGTTGTGGATCATCAGGAATGCACCGCGCCCAATCTGCACGTCGTCACCGGCCATCGCGATGACCGACGCCGCCGACGCTGCCAGACCCAGCACCTTCACAGTGACCCTGCCT